GCGGTCTCTCGTCGTAATGGTAAGACAGAGATCTTGACCATCCGCTCCATGCTGGGTCTGGGTCGCGGTGAGCACATCCTGCACACGGCGCATCTGACCGACACGGCACACGTTGCCTGGGAAAGACTGAAGGCAAGGCTCGAGTATCTCGGCCTTGATATCAAAGTCACTCGAGGCTACGGCAGGGAGAGTATCTCCATACCGGAGACAGGCGGTGTCATAGATTTCCGTACAAGAACGAGCGTAGGTGCTCTCGGCTCCGGTTATGATCTCCTGATCATAGACGAGGCTCAGGAGTACACGAAAGAACAACAGACCGCGCTCAATTACGTCGTGTCGAGTTCCAAGAACCCGCAGACGATAATGTGCGGTACTCCGCCCACGGCCGTCAGTAAGGGAACAGTCTTCCGCGATTTCCGCGACAAGACACTCCAGGGAGAAAGTATCAACGCCGGATGGGCGGAGTGGTCTGTTGACCGCAAGACGAACGTCAAGGACAAGGATGCGTGGTATCTCACCAATCCGTCACTGGGCATGATCCTCACCGAGAGAATCATCCAGGACGAGATAAACGGAGACGACCTCGACTTCAACATCCAGAGGCTCGGCTTGTGGATCCGATACAATCAGCAGTCAGCAATAAGCGCTCCCGACTGGGATGCGCTCAAGGTGGAGGCCTTGCCTGAGCTCAAGCCTCCGATCTACGCAGGCGTGAAGTTCGGCAGGGATGGTCAGAACACCTGCCTTGCCATCGCGGTTAAGACCGAGGATGGCAGGATCTTCGTTGAGGGCATTGATTGTAAGGACCAGCGCGAAGGCAACGGTTGGATAATCAACTTCTTACTGAAGGTTAAGGCAAAAGCGGTCTTGGTAGACGGTGCTTCCGGGCTCGATACATTCCTGAAGGAGTGCAAAGAGCAAAAGCTCAAGAACGTGAAGTCGGCGACCACCAAAGAAGTTATCCAGGCATCATCGGACTTCGAGACCGCCATAGCTAATAAAACGCTTTGTCATAATGGCCAGCCTGCCATGCGACAGAGCGTTTCTAATTGCCAGCACAGGGCAATCGGAAGCGGTGGCGGTTACGGATACAAGACTCTTGATGACGACATCGAAGTCGCCCTCATAGAGTCGGCAGTTTTGGCAACTCATGCGTGTGCTACGGCTAAAGAAGCCAAGAAGCAGCGCATTGGTTACTAAATATATTTTACGTTACCGAACGGATTGAATCGGGGAAAGGACAAAACCATGTCAGAAGAAACAAAACAGGAAGGCTTCAAGCCAATCGAATCACAGGAAGAGCTCGACAACATCATCAAGGATCGCCTGAAGCGCGAGCGTGAGTCCACGCAGAAGAAGTACGAAGGCTGGATATCTCCGGATGACCACCAGAAGGCACTTGATGAGGCTAACAAGGCACTTGATGACTACAAGAAGGCTCATGAAGGAGACGAGCAGACTATCGCAGACCTCTCGGCGAAGAACAAGGCTTACGAGACAGCCTCATTAAAGTCTCGGGTAGCTCACGAGGTCGGCCTTTCTTACGAGTGGATAGGCAGGATCAGCGGAGACGACGAAGAGTCTATCCGTAAAGATGCCGAGTCGCTCAAGAAGCTGGTAGGAAATGGCGCTCAGCCGTTGCCCACCAAGAACACAGAGTCAGGTGAGAACGTAGATCCCAGCGCAGCTTCGATCAGATCCGTTCTCAATGGCATAAAAACATCTTAAAGGAGAATCATTATGGCATTCACATCAACAGGTTTCCCGGCTGAACTGGTCAAGGAAGTATTTGTAGGCGCAAAGGGCAAGTCCTCTATTGCTAAGCTCTCAGGTCAGACACCTATCGCTTTCAGCGGTACAGACGTTATGACATTCTCTCTCGCTGGAGAAGTTAACCTCGTAGCAGAGGGTGCAGCTAAGGCTTCACACACAAACTCCAACGACGTTAAGCACATCGTACCTCTCAAGATCGAGTACGGCGCTCGTGTATCTGACGAGTTCGTTCGTTGCTCTGAAGAGAAGCAGCTTGCTTACATCAGAGGCTTCAACGATGGTTTCGAGACAAAGATCGCTCGTGGTATCGACATCATGGCTATGCACGGTGTTAACCCTGCAACAGGCGCTCTCGCTACCACACTCATCGGCGACAACTCTTTCGATACAAACGATGACGTAACTTCTGTTACTTACACATCTGCTGATCCTGAAGCAAACATCGCTTCCGCTCTCGCTGCTATCGGCGACTACGACATGAACGGTGTTGCTATGTCCAAGACATTCGCAGCAGACCTCGCAGCTCTCAAGGTTAACGGTGTACCTCAGTATCCCGAGCTCGGATGGGGCGCTCAGGTTAACTCCATCAAGGGTGTACCCGTAGACATCAACAGCACAGTTTCCAAGGTTGCTGGTGAGTACGCTTATGCAGGCGACTTCCAGAATGCTTTCAAGTGGGGCTATGCAGACAAGATCAACTTCGAGGTAATCGAGTTTGGTGATCCTGATGGAAACGGCGACCTCAAGAGATACAACCAGGTCTACCTCAGAGCTGAGGCTTGGATCGGCTGGGCTATCCTCGACGGCGCTGCATTCGCACGCATCGAGACAACAGGTTCTGGATCCTAATATGAAGTTCAGAAACGTCAAAACAGGCGCGGTCATTGAAGCGCCTTCCATGCTTGGCGGTAATTGGGAACGAATCGACGGAGGCAAGGCTCCTGCCAAGGAGCCTGCCATTGTCGACCCTGCTCCGGTAGCAGAGAAGGTGGTCAAGCCTGTCAAGAAGACGACAAAGAAGACCACAACCAAAAAGACAACGAAGAAGTAAGAGGTGGAGATATGTCAGACTACGCAACAGTTCAGGACATTCAGGATCTGAAGAGAGCTCTGACATCCGAAGAACAGGCAAGAGCGGGAAAGCTCATCCCGATCATCTGTAATGAAATCCGCGAACTGGCATTCCGTCAGGGCAAGGACTTCGATGCGATGATCACGGCTGACCCTTATCTCGCAGACGTGGCAAAGGCTGTTGTATGCGATGCTGTTGTCCGTGAGCTCAATACTCCCGGCTATCAGCTCCCTGCAACGTCTTACAGTGAGTCCGCTGGTTCGGTCTCACAGTCTTATTCGTTGCCCAACGCAAGCGGAGCCATTAAGCTCTGGCCATCTGATCTGAAGGCTCTGGGCTTAAAGAGGCAGTTACTTGGTGCGATAGATCTGAGAACGAGACCGGGGAGGACATAATATGCTTCCTTCATTTTGTAATCAGACCGTGACACGGATCAGACCTGGAACGACAACGTCAAGAGGCTCGACTATTTTTAGCTGGGCGACTGACAAGATTTCCACGAAGTCCATCGGCGGATGTTCTATGCAGCCCGCTTCGACGACACTGTCGACAGACGGACGTGTTCTTGGCATATCTGACCTTTACACGCTATTCGCTCCGCCTGACGCGGATATCCAAGCGGGTGACAGGATCCAGTACGACAACAAGGTCTACGAGATAGACGGCGATGTCAGGGTTCAGCCTGCTGCAAACGCGCTTGAGCACATTGAAGTCACATTGAGGCGCTATCATGGCTAACTACGGAATAGAGAGAATCGAGTTTATATCGCAGGGCTTCCGCGACATTCTCCGCTCTGACGGCTGTCAGGAGATGGTGCAGGATGTCACCGAGCAGATAGCAAATAACGCAAGGAGCTTGACCGACGAGGTCGACTCCACGGTGGTTATTGCTAATCACGGCTCGGGATCCCGATATATCGGTCTCGTTTCCGTACCTGCCGCAGCGGAATCAGAAGACAAAGTCCTTTCAAGGAGTATTTCATGAACATTTTGAGACCAGTAGACATCGAAGACGAGATCAGGAAGGCGATGACGGACTATTTGACCGTCTATTGCAGACCTCTTCCCGAGAACTTCACCACTCCGTGCATCTTGGTTACGGCAACAGGCGGAGGCTCCGAGAATACTATCGACACGTTCACGGTAGTCCTTGATGCCAGGGCTGAGACGGATGAAGAAGCCTACACCTTGATACGTACCGCTCAGGGCTTACTCGAGGCGCAGGCTTGCTCGCAGTTCGGCGCTCTTCGGAATGTCGCAGTTAACAGTCTGGCTCGCTGGGGGAACGATCCGGTGAGACCTGACTTAAAACTCTGTACTTTGACAGTCCTTGTGACTGCTCATCGTGAATCGTTCGAGATAGATGAATCTTAATTAGGAGGCTTACAGCTTATGGCAAGCAACAAAGTAAATCTTGGTATCGGCCTCGCAACAGGTATGTTCTATACTGCACCCGCAGGCACAGCACTTCCCACATATCCCTCCGAGTCTCTCGGTGCTGATTGGAAGGAAGCTGGCGCTGTTACAGCAGACGGCATTACCTGGAGCACAGGCAAGGACTCTGATCCGCTCCGCAACTGGGCAAAGGAAGTCGAGAGACTGATCGCTTCAGACGAAGGCGGAAAAGTTACTGCTCCCCTTATGTATACTGACCAGAACACTCTGGAGACAATCTTCGGTGAGGACAACGTAACCGTTACCGCTGCAACAAGCACACACGGTAAGCTCGTTTCCGTCACTGTTGCTCCCGGTGTATCTGCTCAGCCTATGGCATTCCTGTTCATCATGAAGGATGGCGAGGATATGCTCATGCTCGGTACTTCAAAGGGTATGCTCAGTGAAGTTTCTGACATCACTATGGCTCCCACAGATGCAATCACATGGGAGTGCACAATCGAAGCTGCATCCTGGACATTCGTTAAGGATGACGGTCAGGTTACATCCTGATAGTTTAAGGAGGTTTCACCATGCCGGAACTTAATCTTAATAAGCGCAGAGAAGAGAAGAAGGACCAGAACCTCGGTGTCATCATCGGGGAGAAGACCTATTACATACCGCTTGGCAAGTCCTTGAAGGTCAAGGAACTGTCCAAGCTGTCTGATCAGTCTGAAGTATTGAAGTTCTTCGAGAAGCATCTCGGCAAGGAAGTTATGGACTCTCTTTCCGTTGATGATTTCGAGGCTATCGTTGAGGCTTGGTCAGCAGCCACAAAGGAATCGAGCGGTAAATCTCTGGGGGAATCATAAGCCTCGCGCGGTTCGCAGATGAACACGCCGAGGCATTGGAATATGACCTCCTGACGCGCACTCATTATCAGTTAGACGATGTCGGGGGAGCTCTTTCGTGGAGCTCCCTCTATTCGTTTATACGGAATGTCGGAGCAGACAGCGCACTTGCCAGAGATCTCGGCAAGCAGACAGGGTGGGAATCCACCATCAGAACAAACGCGCTCCTGGCTGACATATATGACCTCTTGCAGGTTATCAATGCGAATCTCGTCACATCGGCGGGAGGTAAAAAGAAGAAGATTAAGCCTTATCCTCGTCCCGGGGATAAGCCAGAAGATAAGCGGATCGGCAAAGATGCTCTGCCTCTTGCCAAGCTCCGCGAATGGATAAAGGAGAGACAACATGGCTAACGGCGAACATATCGAAGTCGCAAAGGCTTATGTGACGATAGTTCCGTCTCTTGAAGGCTCACAGAAGAGCATATCGGAAGAGCTCGGTGTCATTACCAGCGATGCAGCCAAGACTTCAGGCGAAGCAGCAGGACAGGACTTTGGTAATTCCCTGGCAACAGGACTGAAGGCCACTGCTGCGGTCGTAGCTGCTGCTATGGCTGCGGTCACTGCTGCGGCGGTAGGTGTCGGCAAGGCTTTCATAGATGCTGCTAACGATGTGGCTGAATGGGGAAACACTGTCGACAAAGAGTCGCAGAAGATGAACATGAGCGCTGCCGGATATCAGGAGTGGGCATTCATTCTTGAGCACGCAGGAGCTTCCATCGAGGGCATGAAGACCTCTATGAAGAAGCTGACTGTTGCAGCCGAAGAAGGCAACGATGCCTTCTCAGCGCTCGGTATCTCTCAGGAACAGCTCTCAGAGATGAGCCCTGAAGAGACGTGGAACGCTACTATCGCAGCTCTCCAGAACGTATCAGACGAAGGTGAGAGGACAGCACTTGCCACTCAGCTTCTTGGTAAGGGCGCGGTAGAGCTCGCTCCGTTATTCAATATGACAGCGGAAGAGACCGAAGAGCTCAAGGATCAGGTCTATGAGCTTGGCGGAGTCATGTCTGACGAAGCAGTCAAGGCAGCAGCCGAGTATGAAGACCAGCTCCAGAATATGCAGACCGCTCTTACCGGACTCAAGAACAACATGATGTCAAAGTTCCTGCCGGGCATGAGCTCCGTTATGCAGGGACTATCTTTGATCTTCTCCGGACAGGAAGGCGGAATAGCCATGGTCCAAGAGGGTCTTCAGAGCATCACTGACAATATCGCAGAGCTGACACCACAGCTCTTTGAACTGGCAGGCGGTATCGTGAGCGCCCTGGTCGACAGTTTCGCAGAACAGCTCCCGGTGCTTACGCAGTCAGTTTTGTTCTTCATCGTAGATGCGCTCGTGGCCATCACTAATCTGATCCCACAGCTCCTGCCTACGCTCCAGACTGTCATTCAGACATTACTTCAGACAGTTTTCGTCTGTCTGCCACTCATAACCTCGAGCCTGTTACAGCTCATTTCAGACCTTGCTACATGGCTCTCGAAGGGCGACACGGTCAAGACCCTCGTTGACGGTCTCGTATCTATGGTCACGGCCATTGTGAAACAGATAGCGGTCATCCTGCCTATCCTGCTTCCTGCGGTAGTTCTCATCATCGGCGAGATAGCGGCAGCCATCACGGAGCCCGACAACCTCATGATGATCCTTGATGCCGTTCTGGCTGTTGTGGGTGCCGTAGTCATGGCACTTGCAAACTGCATACCGGAGCTGGTCAATGTAGTGGTCATGATGATAAACAACATTGTCGGACAGTGGCAGGGCCTGTTCAACTGGATAGGACCTAACTTCCAGGCAGGCTTAAATGTCATGCTTTCAGCATTCAAGACTGTCGGTTCCGCCATCGGCTCGTGGCTCGGAGGCTGGATAGACGGTATCAAGAATACGTTCAATACCTGGATATCAGGTCTGACGAACGCATTCTCCAACGGCTTCAACAACATCAAGAACTGGATAACCAACATCCTCACCAACATCGGCAACTTCGTGAACGATTGCATCAATACGCTCTGGAACCTTCCGGGCGAGATGGGATCCATAGCTTACGACATGGTCGCAGGCTTCGTGAACGGTCTTGATGTTGACTGGGTAGTAAAGGAAGTCAAGAAGCTCGGTAAGAAGGCAATCAGTGCGCTCAAGGAGACACTCGGCATCGCATCTCCGTCAAAAGTATTCAAGGAGCTCGGTGAGTTCACGGCTGAAGGCTTCGGAATCGGTTACTCTGACACGATGGATGATATCGAGAGCGACATGGCCAAGGCTGCCGACGGCTTCACGGCTTCCATGAGCTCCGAGTTTAACGCATACGGAGCGGGTGGAGCTGCCACGGTTGGCGACACGACCAACTACAATGGCGGAGCCATCACAATGAACATATACGGCGCTGAAGGTCAGGACGTCAACACTCTTGCAGAGGTTATCGCAGAGAGACTTGGCGAGATGACAAGGCGCAAGGAGGTAGTCTATGGCTAAACTCTTTAATCTTGGTACTAACAAGCAAGGCTTGATAGTATACGGTGGTGAGTCCTCGACTGACTATGGCATGGTGGTCAGCGAGGCTCCCTCGTTTGAAAGACCTGCACGCAAGCAGACAGTTTATACCGTGCCCGGAAGGAACGGTGCAGTCGTGTTCCAGCAGGATGCCTGGGACGACGTCAGCCGTTCATATGATGTCTGGCTTGCAGATGATCCGCACAAGGACCTCGTGGATCAGGTCGATGCCATTGAGGCATGGCTGAATAGTCAGAATGGATATCAGAGGCTCGAGGACAACTTCGAGCAGGAAGTATTCCGTCTGGCTTACTTCTCAGGTGGAGCTTCATTCACCAACGAGCTGATGCAGGTGGGCAGAGCCTCTTTGAGGTTTACTTGCAGACCGGAGCGCTTCTACAAGGAAGGCGAGATCCCGATCACAGTCATCAACGGCTCCAAGATAAACAACTCAACACGATTTGCAAGCAAGCCCCTCATCCACATTGAGGGTTCCGGTTCCGTCACGCTCTCCATTGAGGGTGTCAGCATCGTGGCAAGCATGACGGACTACATCAACATCGACTGTGAGACGATGAACGCTTACAGGCTTCCTGCGGAGAACAAGAACGCTAATATCAGCGGTACATTCCCCACGATCAAGCCTGGCATAAATTCCATCGGCATCACAGGCACAATTACCAACTGCACGATTACACCGCGTTATTTCACGATTTAAGAGGTATATCGCATGATCCCGATTCTATACCAGACAGTTACAGAGGGCACGGTGCCGACCAACTACGGCATCGGCGCTCTGACAGACTGCATCTCGTGTAAGGTTACGGAGAAAAGGAACGGCGCTTACGAGCTGACCCTTACTTACGCAGCCGAAGGCATACACGCCTCCGAGATACAGCCTAACCGCTTCATCAAGGTGAAGCCGAACTACACAGACAACCCTCAGCTCTTCCGTATCTACAAGGTCGGCAAGACCATGAACGGCAAGTTTGAGGTCAAGGCACAGCATATCAGCTATGACTTGAGTGGAAAGATCATCTCAAGCGGTACTGCGAGCTCCTGTGCGGCTGCCTGCACTCTTCTTGAAGCTCAGGCAGGTAATTTTACCATTTCAACCGACAAAAACGTCTCGGGCTCATTCTCGGTGTCTGAACCGTCATCTGTAAGGTCATGGTTCGGAGGCAAGCAGGGGTCGCTTCTGGATATCTACGGTGGTGAGTGGTATTACGACAACTATTCAGTATCACTGAAGAATGCCAGGGGCCTTGATAGGGGAGTGACCATCAGATACGGCAAGAATCTGACTCAGCTCTCTCAGATCCTCGACATGAGCAATCTGGTGACAGGAATCGTTCCTTACTATAAAGATGCAAACGGCAACAAGACGGTAGGCACCAAGGTGTCGACCGGACTGGTCCTTGATGTCACGAGAGATGTGGCAATCGACTTCTCTCAGGACGTGGATCCGGAGAGCTCCACTGCGATAGCGACACAGCTCGCCAACCTTGCCACAAGATATATCGCAAACAATCAGCTCACCACACTGTCGAATAGCATCACATTGGACTTTGTTCAGCTTCAGGGGCTGACTGAGCGCGTGGATCTGTGCGACACGGTGCATATCTACTTTGAAGCTCTCGGCATCACGGCCACGGCAAAGTGCGTGGCAGTCGAGTGGGATGTTCTCCAGGA